CTAACAGGTAGACAAATCGTTAAGCACATGTCAGCAGAAGTGAACAAGACAATTACAGGCGAATACGATCACGTTGGCAAAGCTGTTATCTATGGCGACACTGACTCTGTGTACTTTAGTGCGTTTCCTATCCTTGCAGATGATATCGCAAACGGAACTATTGCGTGGGACAAAGACAGCGTAACTAAATTGTATGACCAAATAGCAGACCAGGTTGATACAACGTTTGTATCGTTTGCAGCAAAAGCGTTTCATTGCCCCAAGTCGCGTTCTACTGTAATCGCAGCAGGACGAGAGATTGTTGCCAGCTCAGGGTTGTATATTACTAAGAAGCGATATGCCGCTTTGGTATACGACGACGAAGGCGAGCGTAAGGACACTAACGGATCGCCGGGCAAAGTAAAAGCCATGGGTTTAGACTTGCGTCGAAGCGATACACCTGTCTACATGCAGGACTTCTTGAAAGAGATTCTGTTGATGGTGTTGCAGGATGCTCCCAAGGACGATGTGTTAGAGCGTATTACCAAGTTCCGTAAGGAGTTTGAAGGTATGCCAGGCTGGGATAAAGGAACGCCAAAACGTGCGAACAAAGTAGGTCACTATCGCAGACTAGAAGAAAAGCAAGGCAAAGCAAACATGCCAGGCCACGTAAGAGCAGCTCTTAACTGGAACACGCTCAAGCGTATGAACGGCGACAAGTATTCGCAGGAGATTGTAGACGGTATGAAGTGTATCGTTTGTAAGCTCAAGCAGAATCCACTAGGCTACACCAGCGTAGCTTATCCAACTGACGAACTACGTTTGCCAGAGTGGTTCAAGGAACTGCCCTTTGACGGTCCAGCAATGGCTGACACTATCATTGATAACAAGCTGAAGAATCTTATTGGTGTGCTAGACTTTGATCTAGAAGATACTAAGCAACACACTACATTCAGTTCTCTGTTTGAT